ATTGAGATACCTGACCAAACGGCCATACATACGACAAAAATCTGAAACACCAAATCAGCTGACATCGGCGCTCACCCCGTAGGTATCTAGGAAATAGGCTGAGATTTCAGCCCTTGAAAGTCGGCCTCGGGTTGATCCCTTACGGCCTAACTTTTCAACAGCGTAGCGACGGATAATCGAGCCTTTGACATAGTTCTTACCATCCGTCCAAGCTCCGGCCTGTGTATCAAATTGAATTACCGCCGGTTTATTTATCATTTTGCTCCCGTTCTGCAATTGCCTAAATGCAATTACCCGAGAAGCGTAAGGGTCTAAATAGATTTAGGTCAATTGGAAGCTGGGTGTGTCGTCAAATAAATCGATATGGTCGTCGATAGTCCTGTGAATATCCTCGACCTCGTATATCAGATAAGTAATAACCGGCTCTCTTTTATGTCAATGAACCCAACGGCCTTTTGAACCTTGCTTGACCCAGCAAAATCGGTCTTGGTAGGCAATACCTTTAAAACCCACTCAGGCTCGTTTATAGCCCCTAAGTCGAACTCATAGATACCTTTTGGCGTTGCGTTGATATAAAGCGTCCTAGAGGCCGTTCTAGCCCTTATATCGGCCAAGTAATCCCACTTGTGCTTTTCAATCATTAGGCGATCGTAATGCGTTCGACGGCATTTAAGCTCAATGAAAGCGTCGTTGGTGACTCCGTCCACCCGGTCGGTCGCTGATAGTGGCGTTAAGTCCGGATATTCGGCCTTAAGCGCCTCAAAGAGTTCGACTTCCCGGAAGTAGGTCAAATGTCCTCTTCGCCGTCTTCCCAGCCAATCTTTCGAATTGGATCGTTGGCATCAATTACCCAGTCAGGCCAAGAACTACGATCCATAGCAAAAGCAAGAGCTGTGCCTTCATCCATTCCAGCATTGCGACAAGACTTGTAGATCTCTTGCGCTGCAATTGCCCAGTAATCAAGCTTTGTTGGAAGCTCTTTGACTGTGCGACGGCGCTTTAATGGTTTCTTTTTAGCGACGCGCTTTTTTGGCACTTCCGACCCTTTCCCTCAAAGCTGTTTCAAGGGTGGATTCTAACTTGTCAAGCCGCGAAATTAGCGGAAGGTTTTCAAGTTTTATTATGTAGCGCAGACCGGCTATCAGTAACCCAATCGAGCCTAAGACCGAGGCTACGAAACCGGCTATCGCGTTGGCTTCCATTACCGAACTTTTCCGTATCGCTCGTAATTAGGATTGAGCCAGTTGATTATTGACGGAATTACGCTCACCACAGCGGCATTGGCAATCGCTTCTATGTCTAATCCCACCGCTAGGTAGGTCGCTAAAGCTGTCGCTATGAATGTCTTTAGCCAGCTTTCCGCCGCCTTTTTTAGATCGCTTGACATTTCGTTCTCCTTCTAGGTCAAACCAAGACCCGTCGTTATCCCCGAGACTTGTGAAGCTAATATGAAAATGAGAGCGATGAGGATTGATGCCCTTGTATTTGCGCCATTTCCAATTCAACATAGATGAGCAAATTCGCCCATCATAAATCAAATAAGAAATTCGCTTGTCGCCTCGCTTGGCGCATTTGCGAATCTTCTCTACGACCGAATGGGCTTCTTCCGGATGACTTCCCAAATCGCTTGTAATATCGATCGCCCGAACGATTCCGTCCTCATTAGGATTGTGATCCGATTTACGAGCTGAGTGCCTAGCGTCGCCAATCCAACCATCACTCTTGCGAGACCTGTTCGGGTAGTCATCGTCCAATTGCTCCCTTAATTGAACACCGGCTTTGCATAATTTCGGCAATTATTAATCCTCGACAATAATTTCCGGAACTGGAAAGAAAACTCCCCCATCAATCCCGTTGTCGTAATCCCATCCATTTGTATATTCAATATACTTGTCGGGATTGGCTTCAACAACTTCGTCATCGACACCAATTAAAATATTTACGACTTTATTGTTTTCAATTACCGCAAATTTTCTGTCTGTGGCTTCCATTTATTCTCCTATAAAAAGTATTCTAAAATTATTCGACCAGCACCACCAGCGCCACCGGTAGCATTACCGCCGCCCGATTGCGCATAATTACCGTAATTTGGGGAAACTAATCCGCCTCTACCCGCACCGCCGGTCACATTTCCGCCAGATAAAGCCCAACCGCCGATTCCACCTGAAGCGGTTGTTGCGCCGGTGAATGTTGTATCTCCACCATTGCCGCCATTTGCCGCGCTGTTGCCAGTACCACCGGCTCCGATTCCGTAAGAAATACTATTTCCCGGTGTTGTGCTGACATTTGTTTCAGTAATTTGTCCGCCGAGTCCAGCTTGTGAAGAATTGGTTCCACCTTGTGCCCCACCGCCAGCTCCACCGCCACCAATTAAAGTGGCATTGACATAAGTTACTCCGGCGGGAACCGTCCAAGATGATCCCGAGGTTAATTCAACAACATATCTAGTTTTGCCCGCGCTTGGGGCTGGAATGACATCTATTCCCATTTTTGAACCTACGCTATCTCTACGCCGGAAATATGAAAATTGACAGTAACAGCACTCGCTAATCCAGTTATTGTTTTTGTCGCTCCAAGAACTTGCTTGAGATCGATGAAGGTTGTTGAGTTTGCAGCGATTGTCACCGTTTTTAATAAATCTACGCTATCAAGAACGATTGTGGCTGTTGCAGAAGAAGCTGCCGTGTTTGTTATCGCAATATTGGTTATGATTGCCGTTGTCGCCGCTGGTACGGTGTAAAGCGTTGCGCTTCCCGTCGATGCAGCGGTTCTTGCTAGGACTTTCGAAGTTACAGCCATTTATACTGCCTTTCGTTTAATAAATATCCATCGCGGATGCAATGGCAATTTCATCGGTATAAGTTGTCGAAATGCTTAAAGTTATGCTCCCACTTGATCCTCCACCGCTTAAACCTGAGCCCGCTGAAACATCTGTGATGTCACCTTGGTCATTGGCTATCCAGCTAAAATCTAAATCTGTGTTGGAAGCTTTGGCCAAAATTTGACCAGTCGTTCCGCCTTTAAGATCGATAAATGAAGTATCTATTCCATTGCCAAGAGTGCGAATTGCAGCTGCACCATCTTTGACCAAATCTGTATCGGCTGGGGTTGTCCAGCCAAAGTTTGAGGTTGTAGGCATTGTTCTCCTTTAGGCGACGATTGTAGCGTCTTGCCAAGTTAAAGTGGGTGTAATTGTGTTCCAATATTCGGTGGCGGGTACTGAGTTCCACCGGAAAGCCTGAAGGCTAAATGCAATTGGCGAAACCGTCATTTGAAGGTCCAGCCGATTATATGAAGCGGTCCAAGTCCATCCCTCGACAAATCCCTGAAACGCGCCTTCCACCATATTCGCTGGAAGGTTTGTGATATTTAACGGCATCCCCATAAATACGCCAAGAAGGGAATCCCGGTCGATATTGTCGATTTCGGTTGAATGAATGGGGAAAGCAATTTGACGCATTAAAAATTGAGGATAGGCGCGGATTTCAAGATAAAAAGCGGCTTGATCCTCAGCATCGTTTTGGTGTCTCAAAGTCGTTGCAATATTGCTGGCCAATTCTCCATATAGCGAGATTGATGCGGGGTCTGAGTCGGTGACTGTGTTTGAGCTTGTTGCTCCATAGCCGATAGTTATTGAATTGCGGACATCGCCGGAGCGTTTCGTAATTTGCAGATTGGGCGCGTATGCGTGATTTCCATCAAGGTCAATATATCCGTTAACGGCTAAATATTGTGCTCGGTGAGTCGAATCTGCATAACCTATTCGGCCCGTTGCATCTTCGTAAATATAACCAAGACCGCTGGTTGCATATTGGCTAACCAACTCAAGGATTGTGCCATTCACTTCGGTTTGACTGTGTAGTTCATAATCTCCTGGCCGGTCAATTTCGCCAAGTCCGGTGTTGGCTGCATTTTGCCATTGCTCGGTTGGATCGTAATCGTTCCAAGTAACATTGCCGGGAACCTCGGCCCAAGTATCCAAAAGAACATCATCAAGCAAATTGAAAATACGGTCGCCATCAAATTCGTGAGCAAGGTTGCCGCTGAATACAGCTCTCGCGAGTCGAGCTAGTGCACCAACCGCAACGATATTAATCCGTTGGCTCAAAGCCGTTGATCCGGCTGTCTGAACGGCGATTGTTAAATCGGTAATAAAGCCACCAAAAAGTGAGACATAGGTTCCCGTCGAGTCTTTGACCTCAACGGTTACGGAATCATTTATCTCGTAGCTTACTTGTGCTTCATTAGTTTCAATTAAGGTTAAATTGCAATAGCCAGCGATTGGCTGTGAATAAATGTCGGTGCGACCCGAAGTGATAGTTAAGCCGGCAAGAGTAGCCGTTGTCGCAGTAGTGCCATTAACTTTAACCCGATAAACCGGATTCCAAAGCGTCATACTGGAACGGCGTTAAATTGACCGGCTCCGCCGCCTAGTCGGTTTTGGCTTTCGTTTAGCGCATCGACCACAGCTCTTGTGAATCCCTCTTTGTCAATCGCGCTTGGTGCTGAGACATAGACATTGACTTCTCTAGCTTCAGCCATACGGAAAGAACCAGCGTTAAAGTTACTAACACCGATTGCAGCCTTTTCAGTCGCTTCAGCAGCTTTTGTAATGGCGGGACTTGCTGTTGCCAATCCGGCCGTAGAGCTTGAAACCGAACTGGAAACGCTTGCTGGGATTGTTGCGCGACTTTGTATTTCAGCGACAACTCGATCGTTGTATGTAGGCGCGGTCGGAAGATTTTCGTTGTCCATATCTGACAATTTTTTAGCAGCTAATCCCAATGCGCCAAAAACAGCAGCACCGGCGGCAGCTCCTAAAAGTGGGTTAAGCGCGAAAGCCGAAGCAATGGAGGCTGTAACGGCAGCTGCTTTAAGAGCATTGTAAGCGACAATCAAAGATCTAATTAAAGCAATCGCGGCCGTAACGCCAGCGGCAATCTTAGAAACAACGAAGACTGTGGCTGTTACGGCAGCAACGGTAATTAAAACATCTTTGTATTCAATAAATGTATTTATTACGCCGCGAACCTTGCGGCCGAATTCATCGCTTTTCTTTTGAGCG